TAAATGGTATTAAACATACAGAAATAGTTAAAAATTATAATATAGGCACTGATATAATCTCTCATATAAAAAGTGGTCGCAGATGGGGACATTTACTAGATGAAGATACTAAGAATAAATTATTGAAGTTAAAATGTAAAAAATTAAATGAACAATTAGTTAGAGAAATTAAAATCCTACTTATTAAAGGTGAAAAGGTTAAGATGATTGCCGATTTATATGATATATCAGAAGGGTCTATATATGATATAAAAAATAACAGATCATGGAAAAATGTAGTAATTACAGAAAAGGATTTAGAAGAAGTTGGTTAGTAATTAATTTCTTCTTTAATTAAAAGAGGTGAGATCAATTCCAAGAGTCGGGAAAAATAAAAATATTGAAACGACAAATAAAATTATTATTGATCCGTCAGTTAAATGTACGCGATGCGATAGCAATGAATTTTATCTTAGCAAAAGCGATGTAAATAAAAAAACAGAAAAGATGACAATTTGCAAGAGTTGTTTAGAAGAATATTATCAAGAATATGTTAAAAAACATGATTCATATAAAAAAGCTTTGTGGTACTTATGTAGAAAATTTGATTTACCATTTTCACATTCTGCTTATACTGGTGCAGAAAGTCATTCAAAAAAAACAAAATGGACAATAGTTCAATCATATTTTAAAATGTTAAATTCTTTTGGTAAAAACAATAATTATGGTACTTGTTTTGATGAAAGTGATCAATACGAAGAGATTGAAAATGATTGTAGTGTAAATGTAATTATTGATGAAGACTTTGAAGTAACTCCAGAAATGGTTGGATTTTGGGGAAGTAATTATTCTAAAAGTGAGTATTATTATTTAGAAAATGATTTATCTAGATTAGTATCATCTTATGAATGTGACTCATATGCACAAGAAACTCTTTTTAAAGATATTGCATTACAAAATTTAACTATAAAAAAGAAAAGAGAAACAGGTGAAGATGTAAATAAGGATCTAGAAGCCAGAGGAAAACTATTGGGTGATGCTAATATTAAACCAGCACAAGAATCTGGAGCGAATGCTTCAGATCAACTTACATATAGTGTTTTAATTAAAAAATGGGAAAATGAAGAACCTATTCCAGAACCAGATGAAGAATGGAAAGATGTAGATGGAATCGGAAAGTATATTAGAGTATGGTTCTTAGGCCATATTTGTAAAATGATGGGTATTACTAATGAATATTCAAAAGAATATGAAGATGAAATGGAAAATCTAAGAGTTAACATACCTTCAAAAGAATTTAATATTGACGAAATAGATGAAGGTGAGTAAATGGGAAATTATCAAGTAAATAGGAATAAATATTCAAAAGGTTCATTGGGGTTCAAGGGTAGGAATTTTAATAAATCTAACGATAATGTAACAAAATCTGAAAAATTAATGAATGGTGTTGCCAAATGGACTTCATTTTATAGAGAGAACCCTCAAAGATTTTGTAAGGATTACCTAAATGTACATTTAAAAATTTTCCAGCAGATTTTATTATATATGATGTTTCATTATGTTTATGTAATGTATATTGCTGCAAGATCCCAAGGTAAAACTTATTTAACTGCTATTTTTTGTATATGTCGATGTCTGCTTTATCCTGGGACTAAGGTAGTGGTCGCAAGTGGTTCCAAGGGTCAGGCAATGAAAATAGTAACAGAAAAGATTCCAGAAATTATGATGAATTCTCCAAATTTGAAGAGAGAAATTATTAAAATTTCTACATCTATGAACTCAGATGACCCAAATATAGTTTTTGCTAATGGAAGTTGGATTAAGGTCGTAGCGTCCAATGATAAGGCTCGTTCTGCCAGAGCGCATATTTGCGTATATGATGAATTTCGGATTATTGATATCAATATATTAACAAGAGTTCTACGAAGATTTCTTGGTACGCCTAGACAACCAGGATATCTAAAAAAAACTAAATATAAACATTTACAAGAAAGAAATCAAGAGATTTATTTAAGTTCGGCTTGGTTTAAATCACATTGGGCATGGAATAGATTTCAATCTTTTTTCAAAATGTTTACTAAAGGTAAAAAGTATTTTATTTGTGGTCTTCCTTATCAGTTATCTGTTCAAGAAGGGTTGTTAATGAAGGAACAGGTAATTGATGAAATGCAGGAGGACGATTTCGATACCTTGTCTTGGGAAATGGAAATGGAATGTATGTTTTTCGGAGAATCAGAAAAGGCATATTTTAAATATGATGATTTAAATAAAAGCAGAAGTATTACAAAACCGTTTTTACCAATGAGTGATATGGAATATATCCAATACAAGGGGGAAAAGAAGAAACACAAATTTTACAAACCTAAAAGAGAAGATGAAATTAGATTTCTTGGTGTGGACTGTGCTTTAATGGGAGGTCGTCAGAATGATGCAAGCGTATTCACTTTTATAAGATGTATTCCGAGTGGAGATGAATATATAAAAACAATTGAATATATTGAAGCTATAGAAGGGCAACATACAACATTACAAGCATTAAGACTTAAGCAAATATTTTATGATTTAGACTGTGATTATTGTGTAATGGATACGGCAGGAAATGCTATTGGAATTTATGACGAGATTACAAAAATAACATTTGATAATACTAGGGGAATAGAATATCCTGCTTGGTGTGCCATGAATGATGACAGAATGCAAGAAAGAGCTTATGATAAAAATGCAGTTCCTTTGATATTTTCAATTAAAGTAGCTGGGGCAACAGCATTACAAGTTAATCATGAAATGGCAACATATACAAAAAATCAATTTGAAAAGAAGAAAATAAAGTTATTATGCTCTGAGATTGAAGGAAGAGACTATTTAATGGACAATAAAGATTCTCTGAAACTAGATGCTGATGAAAATGCAAGAGTAATTGCCAATTATTTTCAGACAACACGCTTAATTCATGAGATGATTAATTTAGAAATGGAAGTTAAAGGTGGATATATTAAACTTACAGAACCATCTGGTCATAGAAAAGACCGTTTCAGTTCATTGTCATATTCTCTATATTTTATAAAATTAAAAGAGTCGGAATTAAGAGTTGAAAAAGATACAAGAGATGATTTTGATATTCTATCTGCTTACACAATATTCCTATAATTAAAGAAAGGAGGTTTCTTTACAACAATGACAAAAAAGAAAGTCACAAATACAGATACTCTACCTCTAACAGAACAAGAAACATGGGATGTAATATCTTTCGCAAAGCAAATGTCTGGAGCATATAACAACATTTATACACCTGATTTAGTAAATGCTCGTATGAGAGACATGAATCTTAATCCTATTGCTGGAACACAAGATATTATTGATAAAGCATTATTAAATCCAAAAGAAAATGAGAAAGAATTAAGAGGACTTTCTGAATATTTCGAGATGATAGATATGCTCTATAAACGTCAAATTCAATTTCTAGGTAATTTACTTTCATGGGATTTAACATATACTTGTACAAATGCAGAAATAAAAGATTATAATACTCCTGCATATAAAAAAGATGAGAAAATATTAGAATCATTTTTACAGAAATTTAATTATAAAAAAGAATTTAAATCTATTTTGCGTCAACTAATTAGAAGAGAAACAATGTTTTGTGTTTTTCGTGAAGATGGAGATCAATATTTATTACAAGAATTAAATATTGATTATTGCAAAATTACTGGTAGATGGGATTATGGATTTTTATGGGATTTCGATTATACATATTTTTTATCTAATCCTGGAGTAGATATTCAAATGTATCCAAAATCGATGCAAAAACAATATATAGGAATGTTAAAAAACACTAGTAATAAATATATTCCTCACAACCCAATTGATAAACGTAATTCTTCATATATTTATTGGAAACAAACTAGCCCAGTTGATGGATTTTGGTGTTTTAAATTTAATCCTGAATTAGCAACAAATGTCCCATTCTTTGCACCTCTTTTTTCAGAATTAGTAATTAGACCAATGATTAGAAAATTACAAACATCAAAATATATTATTGAAGCAAGTAAAGTTTTGATTGGTTTAATTGGATTTAATAAAGATACAAAAAGTGGTTCGGTAAAAGACGCTTTACAATTAAGTCCTGAAACCGCTGGTAAATTTGCTTCTTTGGTTAGGCAAGGATTAGCGAAAGAAATTAATTTTGCAATTGCTCCTTTTGAAGATATTAAATCATTTGAATTTAGTGGTTCTGCTACCAATATATTAGATCAATATAATAAGGTAGCAGTTGCTAGTAGTGGAAATAACTCTAGATTATTATACACTACTGACAGAACCAATGCGGAAGAAAGTCGTAATAGTTTATCAATTGATGAACAAGTAGTTACTTTTATGTATCCGTATTTTGAAGATTTTATGAATTATTTTATAAATAAGAAAACTAAGAAATATAAATTTCAGATCCATTTCGAAGGTACTCAAATGCCAGCAAGTAGGAAAGAAAGATTAGATAATGCGAATGCTTTAGCACAACTTGGTATGGTGTTGCCACAAAGTTTTGCAGCAGCATTAGGTAAGAATCCCTTTGATTTTGAAAGAGAATTGGCAATGGCAAAGGCCAAAGGATTTGTAGATGGTCTAACTCCTATTGTAATGGCATCGCAGATGAGTGGTAAAGATAATGAAAATGGGAGACCAACATCTGAAAAATCAGGAAAAGAAATATCTGACAGTGCAGAGATAACTCGTCAAAATGGATCTAATATAGAGAAAGGAACAGGTAAAATTTAAGGTGGTGTCTTTATAAATGTATATCATAAATCCTACGTCTATATCTAATATTTTTAAAACAACATCACAATCCGTTAAAGATTATCTAATTAAAAATAATATTCCTTTATTGAGTGATCAAGAAGGGATTTTTTATTTTAGTAACACAAAAAAACTACAAGAAATATTAGATAATTTACCATCAACTTTGAGATTTCTTAAATAGTCAGTATTGAGGATATGTCATGTCGTGAGACACACCGCTATCCTCTTTATCTTTTAATTTTAGATAAGGAGGAAATAATGAGCAAATGGGCTGCTAAAGAAATAGAGATTGTCAAAAATAATTTAGACAAAACAAACGAAGAAATACAAAGATTATATCT